ACTTGCAGGGAACTGGATGGCGTATTCGATATGACAATAGATATAATTGCGCCCGATATAATACAAGTTACCGCAATTGCTGAAAACGTTTACGACGTAACGGTACAGTCATCGGACATAATACAAGTAGAGGCGACAACTACTGGAGGTAACGGACTATCGGCGTATGAAGTATGGCTTGCAGAAGGGCATACAGGAAGTGAACAAGATTTTTTAGATAGTTTAGTTTCTACCGTTCCGGGGCCGCAAGGCGTGCAAGGGCCAACGGGTGCAACCGCTTCACAAGAAATACGCGGTCAAGTCATGGTCAATGGGTATTTTGAGTAATTTAACCAGGAGGATATAATGCCAAAAATAGTTTTAACCAACGGATCGACAGGCGCAACTTTTCGAACTGCGCTTAATTCAATGTTTACCGACCTTTTTACTGTTGTCGGTCCGCAAGTACCAGCGATTGGGCTTGACGCGAAAACAGACAGCGAGAAAATAACTGCAATAATTGCGGCATTGCGCGCGCATGGTCTTATGGGGCCGAACGCATAAAGGGGAACATGATGGACATAATGCATAAACAAATATCAGCGGGAAGTGAAGACCTCGGGAATCGCATGATACGGTTTTGTATCTCGAACGAGAGTGAAGACCGCGACGGGGATATCTTGCGCGCCGCGGGTTGCGACTTCACGAACTTTGCAAAGAATCCGCAATTTTTGGGATTCCATAACTCATGGGATTTTCCGCTTGGAACTCCGAAAAAATGGTGGGTTGATAACCTTACCAAAAAAGTTTATTCGGACGTGTATTTTCCGACGCTTGAAGAATTGACGGGCGGCAAGCCTGAGAACGCGGCAGAGAAAGCAAAGCAAGTTGACATGACTTATAACATGTATAAAATGGGGATGCTTTCCGCCGTGTCGGTTGGCTTTCGTATTATCGAAAGAGAATCGAATCAGAACGGACGCGGAAGTATTATCACGAAATGGGAACTTTTCGAGTTCTCAGCCGTTCCGCTTCCTTGCAACCAGGACGCACTTGCCGAAGCCGTCAAGTCTTTTGACCCTACCGGGCGTATGGGCGAATTATTCGAAGACGCTCAGAAAAAATATGAAGCTGAAAATAAATCCGGCGCCCGTCTTTCAGCTGCAACTCTCAAGATGCTCGCCGACGTGAAAGCGTGTCACGCTAAAATGAGCGAACACATGGACGCGTTAAAAGGCTGTCATGAAGAAATGAATGCACTCATGAAAAAGCTCGAGAGCGGAACGGATGACGAAATGCAAGGCGAGCCGGACGAAGAAGATAATGTACTTGATATCGTAGATTAGCTTGACATTTCAGTAATATGCACTATATTACTGTTAATTATTTGCCGGGACTTCTTGCCGATGGCAAGCGAGTTATAACAAAGCGCGACGGAAGAAACGGCACGCGCAAAAGAAAACATACAAGGAATATTATATGATGAATCGTGAGGAACTCGAAGCGACGATCACCGCTAACTTCCAGAAAAACATGGAATCGGAACGCGCGAAGTTGACCGCAGAATTTCAGGCGAAAGCTCTGACCCCCGAACAGATTACCGATGAAGTCGGTAAAGCACTCAAGAGCCGTGAGCTTGAAGAAGACAAAAAGAAACACCTTCGCAGCGAGATGATGGACCAGTTCGAAATTGCCGCCGCCGCGTCAGCGTCGAAAGGTGTTTCTGAACCCGATGCAAAGGGAATGGTAGGTCAGTACATTGTCGCCGGGCTTAAGGCAATGGAACTTACAGGAGCGAAAAATATTGCGATGGTTGGGAAGGATGCAATCCTTGACGCCGCGAAAAAGTTTCTTCCTGAAGCAAAGGCCGTACAGGGAATGTTGCAGAAAGAACTTACCGCCGGAGTTCCTTCCGCTGGCGGTTTCAATATCCCGCAGATCCTTCTTCCCGATTATATCAAGTTTCTGTATGCAAATACGATCCTTGATAAGCTCGGTGTTACCCGCGTTCCGATGCCAAACGGTAACTTCTCGATTCCCCGCATGGATACCACAAGTACTGTCGGATGGGTTGGAGAGACCGCCGCCGTCGCAACGACTCAGCCGGTATTCGGAGCCGTCAATCTTCGGGCTAAAAAGCTCAAGGCTATGACCGCGATTTCCAATACCCTGCTTCGCCAGAACGTCGTTGGCCTTGACGCATGGGTTAGCCAGGACTTGCAGACTGTGAGCCGGATCGAACTTGACAAGGCTTTCCTTTACGGAGCCGGAACAGAGTTCACCCCTCGCGGACTTAAAAACATTACCGACATTCAGACTTCCGGAACAACCGGAACAGCGTTCGGACTCGGGACCCCGATTGACATGATCGCGTTGCTAGAACAGGCAAACGTTCCCATGCAGAATGTCAACTGGATTTTCTCCCCGCTCGGTAAGAGTTGGATTCTCCAGAAAGCTTTCTCTTCCGGTCCGTGGGCATGGGCAGACGAAATGCTCCGCAACAAAACATTAAACGGATATCCGTTTGTAACGGCAGCATCTGTCGAGAAAGATGGATCGAACGCCTATTCTGATTTCTGGGCAATCGACGCATCGATGGTCCTTTGGGGAGTCTCGTACGACCTCTCCCTTGAGATGAGCCGCGAAGGAACCTATGAATCCGGTGGTTCTACAATCTCCGCATTCAATCAGGATCTCACGCTCATTCGCGTAATCGCTGAACACGACTTCGGTGTCCGTCAGCCGAAAGCCGTTGTTTACGGCCAGTACTCGAAGACCTAATAAAAACAAACTGTAACGCGGGGCTTTTATAGTCCCGCGCTTTTTTAACAAATTAAGATAGGAGACTATCATGACTAGAAGTAAGTTTAGACAGCAGGTTTTTACTGGTAAAGACCAGACGAACTCCCTTGGGGCAATTCCCCCTAACCAGAACGACGGAACGCTTATTAATGGTATCGGTATTAACCGTACCGGAGCCGCATCCGCTCTTGTTGTTTTCGAGAATGCCGCCGCAACAGGGACCCCTTCCGCTGCAGTTGCCCTTATTACGGTTGAGACGTGCGCAGTAATTACCGCCGGTTCTTTTACCGCGTTCAAAACTCTTGAAGCTTCGCTCAGTGTTTTGACTGCGAACTGCAAAGAATATATGATCGATCTTTCGGGCGCGAAAAAGTATATTCGTGTTTCCGTTGATATCGATTATACCGGTGGAACCACTCCGAAAAACATATTGGCCGCTGAGGTTATCCTTGGCGACTACGACGTTGAGCCGAAGATCGCGCAGACGGTACTGTAATTTATGACATTGTGTACTTTAGCCGATGTAAAGTCGATGCTCGATATACTCGATACCAACCAGGACGCAAAGTTAAACTTGCTTATAAAACAAGCAAGTAGTGCAATCGTCAAACACTTAGGGTATCCCGTAGCGCGTGCGACATACACAGGCGAAAAGTACGCAATTAATAATAACCAGATACTTATTCTTAACGCTCAACCAATACAATCAATAACGTCGATCACCCTTGCAGGGGTCGCCGTTACTGATTATGACATCTCGCCTGAATACGCGAACATCGGTTTTGTTTATCGCGGAGCGGGATGGTGCGGAAACTTTTACACAAGAAGTCTTACAAACGATCCTGTAGCTGGTTTTCGCGATATCGTTATTACATGGATTGGCGGCTGGTATCTTCCAGGAGATGTTGGATATGTTGAAGACAATCCCGCAAGCTTACCGATTGGTATTTCAACCGCAGCGACATATGCCGTGATTGAATCGTATCGCGTAAACATGCTTTCAGCTGAAGGGATAAAGAGTCATAGCGAAGGCGGTATCTCCGATACCTTTGGCGATAACGTCGGGCTGTCAACTCGAGTTCGCGAACTTCTCGGACCGTGGGTACGTGTAGGTATTGCGTAATGGTTTACAAAAATGCAAGCGTGAAAATATACGTGCAAGTGAACGGGAAAAACAGCGAAGGTACAATTACGAAAACATGGGGATATAAATTATCTCCACCATCAGATCCCGTTGAGTCGTTTTTTTGCGACGTGCAACCGCACACATTATCGAAAGCAGAAATAGAATCATGGGGATTATCAAACAGAATATCAGACGCGAAGAAAATATTTTTTACTCGCTCTACATATATGCAACTTGCTAACAGGGTTTTTGTCCAGAGTAATTTTCCCGGAGAGCTGGGATGTTATTATGAAGTAAAGGGAGCGAACCGATGGCCGAATCACGGGGAAGCGATTGTAATTCCCGTGCAAGGCGAAACCGAATGGGTATTGTCTTCAACCGGATCGACTCACACATGGGACGATAATTTTACATGGGACGATTTGGGAGCATGGCATGACTAGTGCGGAAGCGAAAGCGGATTTTAAGCGACAAATAAATGAAGTTCAAAAAAAGTTCCGTGAACGTGCCTTGTTGGTAAAAGATAATAAAACGGTAGCGGTTGCGAATGCGTGCAATATGGTTGAAAAGAATATAAAACTTGCCATACATGATTCACATGCCGAATGGGAATATGATAATCCGGTTACTGGCAATCACGTTAAAAATTATGACGTTAAAAGATCAGTTCCGGGTTCTGCTCCTTTTCCTCAATCTGGATCGCAAGGATTTCTTGGAAGTATAACACATGATATATCAGAAAATAATGGGATGGTTACCGGGAGAGTAGGAAGCGTGATAACGAACCCGCCGTATCCGATGTGGCTTGAGGATGGAACGACAAAGATGGCACCGCGCCCGTGGCTCTTGCCGTCACTTGATAAAGCTCGAGACGCGATTGAACGGATGTTTTTCAGAACGCTCGGAACGCAAGCAATACAGATCGAGGTTGATTCATGATATCAGTAAAGCCTTTTTATTATAAAACACTTTCGACTGATACCGCATTGATTGCACTTGCTGGAAGTACTGATAATATTATTGACGCATGGCCGGAAATTGTTTCTACATTCCCTTTGATAATTTATCAAGATGAGGATCAGAAAGATTTCGAGTTTCGCGATAATAAACCGATGGGGTCAAACGTAAGATTGAGGATAGATATTTTTATTAAAATTGATAGCGGGAAAACTACAGCGGATTTCGCTATAGAACTTGCTCGCATTTTTGGAGATTTGTTTTTTACCTGTGGGACTAATGGCGAGGTGTTTGAGCCAACTGAAGGGGTTCGTCACCGAGTTATGAGATTCAGCCGGGGATTATTCCCTAGCGATGTTTTATAGATAGGAGGATATTATGGCTGGAACAATTGCACCTATGATAGGTTTGGATAAAGTATATGTAGCCAAACTTTTAACCGACGGTGCGGGATCGACTCCGACATACGATACGCCCGTTGCGATGCCGGGAGTAGTCACCGCGTCGATAAACAAAAACGGTACGATAATTACTGACTACGCGGATAACCGGCAGTTCTGGGTTGGAAACTCAAGAGGAAACACCGAGGGAACTTTCGAGTTTGTCGATTACGACCCCGCGCTTATTGCGGCGATGCTCGGGCAGACTCGAGCCAACGGAATTACCGAAGGTCGTCCGCTTGACCAGGCGGCATACTATGCCATTGGTTTCCGCGTATGGATTGGCGGTGAAAAAGCGGGCGGGACCTATCGCTACGTATGGCTCTTGAAGGGAAAGTTTACTATTCCTTCAATTAATCCGGAAACGAAAAAAGAACAGATCAGCCCGAAGCATGTAACACTGACCGCGCAATTCGTAGCGCTCAATGGGGCAAACAACGTGATTGATACTGAGGCTCGTAACGATTACGACCTCACAAGCGTAACCGAAGCCGCATGGTTTACCGCTCCCGTATTCAGCTCTGGTGTTTCAACCTCTGCTGTTACCGTTGGTTCGGCTACCGGAAGTGCATCGGCTCACACGATCACTATTCCTTTTTCGAAAGGATCTTCGGAAACATTCTCGCTTGTCGCTCCCGTGGACAATACGCAAATTGTTGTTATTGTTAATTCCACAGGACTTATTCTTGCAGGAACGTACACGTACACGGCAAGCGTTGCAGGAACCGCGCCGACAATTACGATTGCGAATGCAAGCATTGCAGCTGTTTCGTACAGCGTCGTAGTGGTAAAGATAACCGACTCGAATGGAGTGCTCGCAACTCCGAAATCTCAGGATGTAACCCCGGCATAACAGCAGGGCTACTATAATAATCCCGGCTCACTAAAAACGAGCCGGGTAATTTTTCTTAACTTCCATAGGAGCAAACAAATGGACGCAGAAACAAACGAATTGAATGACATTTCACCA